CATAGTAAACTAGTAGATTATTAATATCCAAATATTTAGAACATCCATTTTCAGTTGTATAAATAGGCATTTTTTTAATATCTTCGATATCAATCGGTTTCTTCTCAATTGCCCTTTGTTTACATCGTTCTTTAGCATGTGCGGTGTATTTCATGTTCTTCATAGTGTAATTACTTTATTAAAAAAATGAGTTATTAAATCAATTTTATTGATTGTATAATTATAAATTAGGAACATAATAGGAATCTAACCTATTTACTCTACAAATATTAGATTATGTTCTATAATAGTCTGTTCCTATAAGTCAATATGGTTAAAACCATATACCTATCAAATATGATAGTTCAAATAAATACAATTTTCTTATTTAAAAATACTTAACTTTCTCTATATTATCTTAAAATAATATACTCTATATTTACGACGCTATATAATAAATATTTATATATAATGTGACAATTTTCTATCGAAACGGTCAACTATTCTTTTTACTCACTTATTCTAAATATACTATATATTTATTATAAATTATTAATCAATCCAATCCAATCTAATCTAATCCAATCCAATCCATTCTAATCCAATCTAATCTAATCCATTCTAATCCAATCCAATCCAATCCAATCCAATCCAATCTAATCCAAAAATTTTATGATGTATAGTATCATAATTTCTTTATTTTATTTTTAAATAAACTTTTTTTTTATTTAAAATAAAATTACAGTATGAATATTTATTATCAATATTCATTAATCCCAAATCTATCGACTATCCTTAATTGCGGTGTAAATACTTAATTATCAGTATTTAAAGCCTTTAGAGAGATTCGAACTCTCGACCTTTGGTTTACAAGACCAACGCTCTAACCTACTGAGCTACAAAGGCATATGAGTTTGCTAGGAATTGAACCCAGATCTAATATTTGGAAAACATTAAACAAACCCTAATAGCAGGAAGAGGTTTCGATCCTCCGACCTTTGGGTTATGGGCCCAACGCGCTTCCACTGCGCCACCCTGCTTTATATTAATATAGGTAAATCTTTAAGTCAATTTTTAAAATTGATTTGTTAATATAATTAATTAACATTAAATTAATTACAATGGAACATCTGGATACTATAAAATCATTGTTATTTAAAAAGCTTGAAAGATTTTGCGACTCACAAGGCATTACATTAAAACATGACTATCTAGTGAAACATATTGATATTACTTCTAAAGAAGTATTAGATTTTATAGCTAAACCTAAAGCTAAAAAAAAAATACTTATTAAACCCAAAAAATCCTCTAAAAAATTAATAATTAAAACAAAACCTAAACTTTTAAAAAAAACATCAGAGGATTATAATTCATTTACTACTATTTGCGACATGAATAAATTACAATATTTCCAATTTTATGATGAACATAATTGGATTGGTCCAGCAATAAACATAAAGTGTTCAAAATTAGATGAAATAAGGGGATATTTTAAATCTCTTAAAACAACTAAAATTACTGGTACAAATTTCTATATTATTCGACCTACTATTAATCTTAACGATGATAATATAATTTATCCTGATACTATTGACGGTTGTAAATTAGAATCAGAATCATTAATAGGTATTGACTCAGATAATGAAATTTATGATATAACATCTGACGATGATGAAATAGAATTAGAAGAGTGGAAACATGAAGCTACTAATACAAAATATATGATTGACAAATATACAAATATTGTATATAGTTTTCACACAAATGAACCTGTAGGGAAAAAAATTGATGCATTTACAATTGATTTTAATTTGAATTAAAATTGATTTATTTATATATTCTTTTTATTTAATAATTATGAATGACATAATTATTGAAGATATTAAAAATATGATTAAATCATTAAATAATAATTATAATTCTAAATATACTTTAGAATTTTTATATAAAAGATATATTCCTAATATAAGCACAGAAAAAAAAACTGAGAAATCAATAAAAAAAATAATTAATTTAAAAAAAAAAAATAAAAATAAAGTTCCTGAATTTAAATATAGATGTATTGCTAGATGTTGGGGTGGTGAAAAATCAGTATCCTATAATCCTATAACAAAAAAATGGAAATTTGGTTATCAATGTTCTAGACACAAATCAATAGATAGATTTTGTTTAACACATTATAAACAATTTAAATCATCACTAGGTTTAACTCATGGTTTATTTAGTGATGAGCCTCCACACCCTCATTATCTGAAATATAAACATAAAATTGAATCAAAATTTAATGTCAAACTTAAGCATATATAAAATGATTAGTAACACATACATAGAAAAAACACAAGATATGTCTACAATTTATAATAATTGGTTAGCTAATAACTTTAATGAATCAGTTAACACTAATATGTTCAGACCTAGTTACGAAGATGATATGGATGTTATTCATGAAATAGATCCATATGATTATATGATTGAATCATTTGAATATACAAATGCATTTGACGATGAAATGTTTAATGAACCACCTAATCTTGAATTATATGATCATGATAATTATGGTGAAGATGATAATTTTGATAGTTACGATTATGCTAGAAACATTTAAGTTATTAAGTCTATAATATAAAATTGAATTTATTATTTATCTATTTTTTTATTTAATCATTAAAATGTCTCATTGCTCTATTTGTCTTGAAAATACTAAAGATCCATTCAATTCGAAATGTTCTCACACCTTTTGTAATAAATGTATTATGCAATGGATTACACAACATGACGATTGTCCATTATGTCGTAATCCTATATCTGATACTCCAACAATAAATAATGAAGATGAAGATGTAAGAGATTATTATATTATAAATTTGGAAAGAAACACATTATCAAAAGAAGAAGAAGAAGAAGTAGATAATAGATTGAATGATTTTATAAACACAATAGATGAGGAATTATGTGTTTATAAATGGCAGGAATTAAATAACGGATTATGGTATACAACTATAAGAAAACATAACTATTGTATTGATATTAAAATAGATGTTAGTCCAAATTTCATATTAAATGATTTAAGATTTGATAACTATTATAATATTAATATTAATTTACATAAACGTGAATTTTATACTAGTAAACAAAGTAAATATAAAAAAAAACAATTTAAACTGAGTAATTCTAAAAAGTCATCTTATTTGTTTAGATAACTATATTGTGGATGTTTTAAATAATTCATTAGTTTAGTAATTTCTTTATTCATTGTTTTTATATCTTGTTTTTCTAAATTTACTTTTGGTATCCACATACCTATATTATTATTAGCGTGTGTTCTACAAACAGTGTTTAACGATACTAAAATTTTATGAATATGTTGAGTAGTCATTTATTAAATGAAATATTATTTGTTTTAAATGAAATATTATTTTTTTAAAATCAAATTTGTTATTCTGTATCAGAACTTGAGGAATCAGATATAAATAATACTGGTCTACATATTTTACGTTTTTTTTTAGTGTTCCTTTTTTTCTTTTTAGTTATTATAATAGAATCAATAGAATCAATAGAATCAATATTTATAGTTTTATTAACAATAGAATTTATAGAACTTATAGTATCTAACATCTATATAAGTTTCATCAGTAATCTTTAATAACAAATAAAATTGAAAGTTTTTTTACATACTTAAAGATATGTATAAATCATGGTGCTTACTGAATCTATCGATTATCATGCTAATTATATTGGTGCTATTAGAATTAATAAAGATAGACTTATGGATGAATGTAATGTTGTTATTGTAATTACACAGAAAAGATTTGGTGAATATCAAACTATTGATATTTCTGGATATAGTAAAGATATGCGCAATGTTAAAAATAAATTGAATGAAATTATAGAAATTGCAGCATATGAATATAATCAGTTTCGAGAACGTAAAAAGGATAGAAAACGAAATTTTAAACAAAAATTTAATACAAATAAGTTTGGAATAACAAATAGTTCAATTAAAACTAAAACACAAAAGCAAAAACGGAATCCTTTTGATGATCTTGCTGTAGATGAAGATTTAAACAATGAAATAGTAAACGATTATAATAATGAATATCCTGAATTACCAAATACATGTGCTACTAGTAATTTATCATGGGCCGATATGAGTGATGATGAATAGAATAATAGAATGACTGTGTTTATAAAATTGATTTAAAATTTGTTTCCTTTTTTTTTAACAAATGACTACTCTCGTTCAAATAATCCAACAATTTTCTGATGAAGCTGGTAATATTGTTATTCAAGAAGACCAAAAAGATATATTTGTCAAAGCATTGATGGATATTAGAAAACCAAATGGATATTCTAAAAAAAAAAAGAAATACAAAAAAGATCCGAATGCTCCAAAAAGACCAATGTCAACATATATGATTTGGTTGAATAAAAATAGAAATACTATTAAAACTGACTATTTTGAAGATTATATTGATGTAACTGATTGGACTTTAGAATCTAAATGTAAATATTATGAATCTAAAGGAATGAAAGCACCTAATAACGATGGTAAACCACTTATTGTTGCTTTAGTAACTGCAAAAGCAGGTCTTTTATGGAAGAGTATGACAATTGAAGATAAATTACCATATGATAATATGTTTAAAGAAGCCAAAGAAAAATATGAAGTTCTTAAAAAATCTTATGTACCTATAGAACAATGTCCTGAATTTAAGATTCCAGATGATTGGGATGGACCACATTTTAATATGAAAATTGATAAAACAATTAAAGATATTGATGGAAAAACCATTAAACAATTTCAATTATTTGATGATGCTTTAGAAAAAGCTATTAGTCTCGGAACACAATGTTTTGGCATTACACAAACTAAACGTGGATTCTCTGTTAAAATTGGTATAATGACTACATGTTCTTCATCAATCGCTTCTTGGACCAAAAAAGATTTTGTTAATCCTATTAAATATAAAAGAGGTAGACCTAAATCTAATTTAGAAGATTCCGATGATGAATCTAATAATGTAAATATGAATAATGAATCTGAAGCCGAAACTATGAATGATGATTCTGATAGTGATAATGAAGAAGGATTAGAAGTAGACGAATGTGTAATAGATGGTAACAAATATTATAAAAGTAGTAATGGAGAATTATATGATATTGATACATCTGAATATGTAGGAAAATATGTAGATGGAGGTGTTTCTTTAGAATAAATAAAGTAAATAAAATTGATTGTTAAATAATGTATATTTTTTTATTAAAACTAACATGAAATTCAATCTTGATATCTACAATATTAAAAAGGAACTTAGTAATGGGGGATACAAGTTATATGATCATCAAAAAACTGGTGTTCAATGGCTTATAAAAACGGAAAAAAGATGTAATGGAGGATTATTGGCTGATGAAATGGGATTAGGAAAAACTATTCAAATTATTTCAATGATGATAGCAAATCCATTATCATTAAATTTAATAGTATGTCCTGCTTCACTTATAACACAATGGAAATCTGAAATACTTAAATTCGCTCCATCCATTGTAGTTAATACAGATATAGATAATATTGATATAACAAAGCAAAACATATTTATAATATCTTATAATAAATTGTTAAGACCTAATGGCTTTAGTTCATTAAAATATGATAGATTAATTTGTGATGAAGCCCATTATTTTAGAAATAAAAAATCTAAAACATTTAAAATATTAGATAGTATAAAAAGTAAAGTGCGTTGGGTTATAACTGGGACACCTATACAAAATTATATTAAAGACATATATACTATGTTTCATTTTTTAAGAAAAAAAGGAGATTTAGAAGACTTGATTCGTAAATATATGCTAAGAAGAACTATTAAAGACATTGATTTTAAACTACCAGACTTAATACAATCTATTAAATTTATTGGATCTTATAATCCAAAATTTATGAATTTGATTGAAAATAATGATTATATGTTTCATTTAGAAAAAATATTAAGACTTAAACAGGCTTGTATTATTCCAAGTCAAACACTAAAATCTATTAAAACGAAATATTCTATAAAAGACGATATAAGTAGATTAAAATTATCAAAATTAAATAAAATAGTAGCCGATGTTATTAATTCTTCTCTTTCTAATAAAACTATAATATTCTCTTATTTTAGAAAAGAAATCAACTTTTTATATAAACGTTTAAAACCACACCTTAATATAGACTACATTAATGGAAGCATATCATCTATTAAAAAAAAAGATATTATTAATAATAAAGATTTAGATGTTCTTATTATCCAAATTAATGCTGGTGGAACAGGTCTTAATTTACAACATTATAACAATATTGTTTTTACTGGTCCACAATGGAATCCAACATTAGAACAACAGGCAATTGCTAGAGCATATCGCATAGGACAAACAAAAAATGTATATGTTAAACGATATATAGTAGGTAAAATATCAGATAATAGTATAGAGAAAAAAATCCTTAAAATTCAAAGGACTAAATTAGAAATGATTAAAAAATATATCCAATAAATTATTTTTCTCATTATATAATAATGGAAAATGATAGTGTAACTAAACAATTATTTTTTTTACTTGAAACATTCAATAAATGTGCTAATACTATTAAATTAGATTATAGTATTGATGGTGGAACATTATTAGGAGCAGTTCGACATAAAAATTTAATACCTTGGGATGACGATTTAGATATTATGATGTTAAAAACAAAAAAAAATGAATCAAAATTAAAGCAAATGTTTAAAATATTACAAAAGAAAAATATAGGATATATTAAAAATGATTATGGATACAAACTTTTTTTTAATAATGGTAAAAAAATACCTGCTAATCCATGGATTGAACATATAAGAAGATTTAAGAAAAAAAATCCACATGTAAAAGGTAGAGCTAATATATCTAAAAAAGCATCAAAGACATATAAAAAACCTAAATCTAAAAAAAAAATATATCAACCATATACATTTCCTTTTTTAGATATATTATTTGTAAAAATAAAAAATAATAGAACGCATTATAATAAAAATAATTGGGATAAATGTTATCATACTAAAAATAGTCTTTATCCACTTAAAACATATAAAATTAAATCATTAAAAATAAAAGGACCTAATAATCCAAAAGGATACTTAGATGGATGTTATAAAAAATGGGAAACTGAAGCTTACAAAACATACGATCATAGTAATGAAAAAATAATAAAAAAAATTAAATTTAAATTGTAATATCTAGTAAATAATATTTTTAGGTTTTCTAATAGATTTAATATGATTTGTTCCTCTATTTCTAGGTTGATTAATACATCTATTTTTTTTTTTTTTATATGAATAATTATACGAAGGCTTATTATAATATGTATTATTTTTTGTATAGATTGAATCTATAATATATTGTTTGTTAGTATAATCCATATTTTCAATAGAATTGATCAGTGCGAGAAGAACAAGTGGATTATTCATTATGTATTCTTCTTATATCAGAAAAAGAATATTCAATTTTGTTTTTTCTTTTTCTGATATATTATATTTGTTAGATTACTCAAATTCTAATGTAATAGAAAATTTGTGTTTATTTAAACTATTATTTGCCGAACACGATAATTCACGACGTTTACGGCGTTGTTTAGTATCAAGTTTATTGTTGTTTTTATCTAAATCTATTGATTTTAATAAAATATCATCATTAAATAATTTAGAGTTTTTATTATTAATTAAAGATGTTTTTTTACTTTTTTTTTTTTCATCATGTCTTTTTATATTTATATTCATATCTGAATCTATATTTTCTAGATGATCATTTATATATTCTAAAATATTATTATCTATAGCCCATTTAAAAAAATTTAATTGTCCTACTGTTGTTGTTATACTCTTATCAGTATTGTAAAAAAAATTAATACGTTCTCGTCTACAAAATGGATCAAAATTTTTTTTACTATAAGCTTTTAATTGACTTTTATAATTTAAATATATATTAAATTGATCATCCACATATTCATATTTAGATTTTTTTGTTTTTTGAACGAATTTATTTTTAGGACTTTTTTTAGTTATTAATTTTTTTTTTTTATTATATAAAATAATATTATTTTTTTTTGTATAATTTGTCACAAACCAATCAATTATACGTAGTGATAATTTAGTCTCTCCATTAATAATAGGTAATAATATTTCCATTATAGAAGGTATATAAAAAAGTTTAAGTTTATCAAGTATCAGTTCTTGACGATTTGATAATTTAAATGATGTCTTAGTTTTTTTTAAGTCCATAATATAAAAATATTTAAATTATTCTTTAAATCATTTTTTACTAGATTAGTTAATCTTTATTTTGTTTCATTAATTTAAATAATTGATAATTTTGAAATTTTATCATATTACATAAACTATCTACAATTTTAATGTCTATTTTTAATGTATTATCAAATTCTTTCAATGTATCCATTTATCATTTAATGAAATGATAAATTTAACAATCAATTTTATTTATAATATTATTTTGCTTTATACCTAAAAATTCAGGGTTATTAATATTAAATGTATAAACAAAATTATTATCATCAACTAAATAATTTTTTCCATCTAAAACTTCAACATGTGTAGCGATAAAATCATTTAATTTATCTTTTTTTTTACGTCCTCTAACTTTAGATTCTTTTAATTTAAATGGTTCATCGATTCTTCCATATGGAAGTTTATTTTCATGACTTTTACAATACTCACTGTTATCTCGTTTACCTCTCGTACATTGTTTTCCATCTAATTTTCTTCCCATACATTGAAATTCAAATGGTAAAATACGACGATTTCTTTTTTTTATTCCAAATTTAGAACCAATTTTATAAATATCATTGGAATATTTTTCAAGGATCATTTCAGAATTAAGATTATTATCATGGCATACTTTTTCTATTATTTTATTTAATTCAACATTAATTAATTTAAATAAATCATTTGGAATAATTGGTTTTATTTCACCTAAATCAATATCTTTTTGATTCATTTAAATATATTTAAATTTTATTATTTAAATCAATTTTTTTTTTTTCATTTCTTTAAATATAATATATATATATATTATACAATATTATGAATTTATTAGAAAAAAATTATAATGAATTAATTGAATTATTAGAATATAATAATGCGTCTAAAAAAGAATTGACATATGCTAACAATTTAAGAAATAAAATTATAAAAGGAGTTATTGATGAAGAAATGATTAATACTATGATTAATGGTATCCACCCCCTTATTATTAAAATTATACTACCAGAATTATTAAAACAATTAATGCCACAAAAAAAATCAATCACTTTTAGAGGAGGATCAGCTGAAAGTGATTCATATTTAACAGCACTTATAAATTGGTTTTTTAAAATATTATGTAGATATATTAACATTGATATATGTAAACAAGAAACTACTACAGAAGAAATGCGTGATTTTTTTAAAGAAAATTGTGATACAACTACATTTGATGATCTACCATGGATTGAAAGAACTTCTATAAGAAATGTATGTTCAATTTTAAAATCACAAGAGGAAGATACAATAGATCCTGAAATTATACAACATAATGTTACTGTTTTTAATAATTTAACTAACAATTATGATTTAAATGTAACTAATACTACTATATCAGATAACTCTATTAGAGAAGTATTATCTAATATCAATGATACAAATAAAACTGAATTAATGCCTCATATATATAATTTCTCCCAACTTTTAAAAAAAATTAGTGTCCTAACAACTAAAATAGAAACACCTAAATTAATTACAATGGTCAAAAATGTAACTAAAATTACTAAAATGAATCCTATACCAGATATTGATAATACAATATATGATTTAGTAAATGTTAAAATATTAAATCCTATAGAATTTGATGTGTTTTTCAACAAAGTGTTAGATTATGATGAAGAAATTCCAAAAAGACAACTCATTACGTGGTTTAAAGATCTAACTATTAATGATCCTTCTAAAATTAATCCATATAATCCAAATAATCCAGCAATTTTTAGTCCAAGAATAGACTTAATAAAAGTTATTATGTTGAAATTAATAGAACAAGCCACAAAAAAGTTTACATTCCTTCAACCAAAAGGGATAGAATATAATCCTTATAACACCCCATATCAACCACCCAGAATTACTTATGAACCTGAAGATACTAATGAAGTAATTAAGCACGGACCCTTTGACCATCTTTATGTTTTATTTTTAATATCATTATTTGTCTTATCTGGTTTTTTTATTATTTTTAAAATGATTACAGGTATCAAAAGTATATTTAGCAGTAAAAAACTTAAATTAGGAGCATATGGTAATGATAATGGTAATTATAATGGTAATGATAATGGTAATGGTAATGATAATGGTAATGGTAATGATAATGGTAATGGTAATGGTTATACTAGGAAAAGTAGTAAAAAAAGAAAGAGAAATAATACTAGGAATAGTAGTAAAAAAAGAAAGATAAATACTAATGTATCTTCACGGTCTTCGCGATCTTTAAGTCTTCCAAAATTAAGAAAAACAAGAAAATTAAGAAAAAAAACTAAACAAGTTCAACA